TGGTAAACTCTGAGATGATAAAGGTGCGCAACTGTCTGGCGTTGCATTCACACAGTGCCTTCAAGTTAGCTGCGCGGTGCTCTTCGCCCTTGTAGCTGCCTTCGATCCAAAGGCTGAAGTGTCTGCGAACGATGTGGTTGGGGTCTGTGAGGTCGCCTGTTAAGTCTTGGGCGATGCTTTGTGTTGCTGTAAGTGTCATTCGATCAGTCTCCTTTTGGTTAAGGAGTGCTGAAGTCTCACGAATGGTTGGTGGTGTTCTGCGATTGTTGCCGCTTGATATACACAGGGGGAGTTACAGTCCCCTGCCACACCTTGCGGCCTGTCGCCCACTAACTTAACGTGACGCCTTCGGCCTCCGTGGTATCTTGATGCCAGTTTATGCAGTCCCCCGCAAGCAAAAAGTTTGCCCAGGAGATAACTTTTTACACTAATCGACCTTCTGTCACTCTATAGAAGGGGAAGCGGAGCCAATAGCGCCGCGGGAGCACTAATAGTCGACCAAAGCCCAAGAGCTTGAGTGCTATTAGATGACCCAAGAAACATCCTCCTTGATAACACCAATCAATAGAGAACCAAAGAACGTCCAGAGCTGACCTCAGTCAACTATAGTACCAGTCAAGAGCTGTGTGTGTAGTTGTGTTTCTGAGGTGGTTGCTCAGGACAACCAAGGTCGACCACCTCACCTTCGAGACTGTTGGTCCCTTGGTTCCCACCATTAGAGCAAGAGAGAACCGAAGATGCTCAGAGCAATCGTGAGAAGACTAAAGATAATCTATCTGTCATGTGCTGCCTATGAGCATCACAGGCTAGCCAATAGAGCTGCTGATCAACTGCGGATGCACTCGACCAAGACGCTAAAGGACATCGGCATAACTCGTGGCACTATTAGTTCTGCTGCTCATCACAAGTGTCCTTGGTGTAATGACGATGTGTGGCAAGAGTGGATTAAGTGATCGGGTGTTGACTGGGGTTGACTGAGGTTGTCCCAATCTGTGTCGAAAACTCTAAGCCCCCAGCCTAACAAATTTCCCGTCGGCTAATGGCAAACTAATGTCACCTCGTGTTCATAACATAGGCCCCCACCAGTGGGACCATACATCCCTCACACCACAGAAGCTATAGATTGCAGTAGGTTAGCTGTTAGCGTCCCTCGTTTGCTTAGGTTCCCTAGTCAAAAACTGACCCCCGCACCCTCGAAACAAAAGCAACTTCAAAATACAGGGCTAAAGTTCTTGTTGTTGTTGTTGTCGGCCTCAGTCAACGAGAGGCCCCCCACAGAAACAAAAGAAAGAGGAACCATAGATATGGCTCTGGAAAATGGAACATACGTCAACTCTCTGGTCCCTGCGAACCCTGCGTCTACTGACGGTCTCGCGCAAGCTGATGACCACATTCGCCTAATCAAGAGTACGCTTCAGAATACCTTTCCCAACTTGACTGGCGCTGTCACTGCCACACAGGCAACTCTTAACAATACGCCAAGCACTTTGACTGACCTTGGTATATCTGATGGTACTAACAGTCAGGTGCTCCAAACAGATGGCAGTGGCAACTTTAGCTTTGTTTCATTAGCTGAGGGTACTACTTACACAGGTGGTACAGGCATCGATGTTAGCGGCTCTATAATCACCTGTACTGTAGACACCCCGGCAGAGGTAGGCCTTGGCAACCTAAGCAGCAACGGTAACAGCCTCAGCGGTAGCTTCACTGCCAGTGGTAACATTACTGCCTACTCCGACAGTCGCTTAAAATCAGACGTAGAGACGATACCTGATGCCTTAGCTAAGGTAGCTAAGATGCGTGGTGTCAACTTCACTATGAAGGACACAGGTGCTCGAAGCACTGGTGTCATAGCTCAAGAGCTACAAGCAGTCATCCCAGAGGCCGTACATACTAACGATGATGGCTACCTAAGTGTGGCCTATGGCAACCTAGTTGGTGTTCTCATTGAGGCCATAAACACGCTTAGTGAAGAATTAGAGCACCTAAAGCAAACCACATATTGAATGTGAGGACATAAGTCATGGCATTACAAAGTAGTGGTCAAATAAGTTTACTGAATGTTGCTACAGAGTTTGGTGGTTCAGCACCCCACAGGCTGAGTGAATACTACGGAGCTGCTGCTGGCATACCGTCTGACGGTGAGATTTCGCTTGGTGACTTTTATGGAAAATCATCCGCTGTCAGTATTACTTACTACGTTGTTGGTGCAGGCGGCGGCGGTGGCGGCGCTGGGAACGTGAGCGCCAGCGGAACCGGATCATCTGGGACATCCACAAGCATTTCTGGATCGGGCATTTCTACAATCACAGCGGCTGGCGGCGGCGGTGGCGGTGGTGGCTACCGCCTCTCAGACACTAACGGAGATAAAACCCAAAGGGCTGGCGGTATTGGCATCACAGTTGGCGGTGTAGAGCGTGGCGCTGGCGGCGGCGGAGGATTTAACCTTAGTGGCGGTGATGACCTAGAGCGAGGCGGCGGTGGCGGTGGCGGCGCAGGCGGCGCTGGTCAAAGTAGTATTGATCCAAGTAATAATGGCGGCTCTCAAGCTGGTTACGAAACGGGGACATTCTCCTCCGTTGCAACAGGCACTTTCATTACTGTCACTATCGGGTCGGGCGGTACTGGTGGCTCAGGTTATGTACCAACAGGAAATGGGTATGCTGGGAACAGTGGCTTTGTTCGCTTAGAGTATGGCGGCAATACTTACGACTTCACTTCATCTGGGACACATACGGTGTCATAATCGGAGTTACTAGATATGCCTAACTTACCAATCCGTGGACTAGGTTCCGTGGGTGTGGTCACTGATGTTGACCCCTACAACCTCCCCACCAATGCCTACACCAGAGCCAAGAACATTAGGTTCACTGATGGCAATGTGACCCGTGGCCCAGTCTACCGGGCTGTGTCCTCTACAATCCCTTGGAACCCTGTGTTCTCCTACGGCCTCACTGCACTCTCTGGTTACGATACTGTGTTGTTGGTGGATGATACCTTTGACATCTATGAGTTCTCCAATGGCACCTTCACGCAGAGGTTTAACTCCGGCACCTCCACGACCATCTATAGGACCACAGCAACCACGTTAGCGGATGTGCAATACGTCAACCGTGCAGACCAAGTGCCTGTAGCAAGAACACCCTCTAGCACTAACTTTACGGCTCTGGCTAACTGGCCTCCTAACTACACCACAACAGTCCTTCGATCTTTTGGTGACTTCTTGTTGGCTCTAGGCACTGTGGAGGCAGGTACTAGCTATCCTAACCGTGTGAGGTTCTCAGACCCCGTGCTGGCCAACCAAGTGCCAGATACATGGGACGAGACTGACTTGACTAACAGTGCTGGCTTCAATGACCTCGTGCAAATGAAGACACCCATAATGGATGGTGCCACACTAGGTGCCAACTTCCTTGTGTATTCCCAGGACCAAGTGTGGATGATGGAGTTCGTAGGCGGTACGTTTATCTTTAACTTCCGTAAGGTCTTTGATGATGCCGGCGTAATCAATCAGAACTGCATCGTGGAAGTAGAGGGTCGCCACTACGTTTTCGACCAAGATGACATCTATGTGACTGATGGCAACACCCGTCAAAGCATATGTGACGGTAGGGTCCGTAAGTACATCTTTGGTGGCATGGACACCTCCAAGACCACTGAGTGCTTTGTGGTCCACAACAGTGCCCTAGAAGAGATATACTTCTGCTACCACACAGGCGACGATATGGCCCTGTACGCAGATGGAACCCACTGCAACCGTGCAGCTGTCTACAACTACAAGGAGGACGTTTGGTCCTTCCAAGACCTCCCCAACGCAGTCAGTGGCACAGAGGCCTCTGTGGACAGTGTGTTCTCATATGCTGATGCAACCCAGACCTATGATGACATTGGTGGCTCCTACCACGACCAAGAGAGCCAGAATACCCGTAGGTCTCTGCTAGTGTCAGCTACTGGTGGTGGCGTTGCAGACAGCAAGCTCTATGGTATCGACCTAGTGGACCAAGGCAACTTAGCCCAGTCTGTAGACACCACAGTCTCCTCTCCGCTTCTACTGGAGCGTGTAGGCATAGACCTAGATGACGTTGGTATCCCTCTTAGCGGCTACAAGGTCATCTCCAAGGTCTACCCTCAGATGTCTACTGATAACTCAGATGCAACATTTGGTTTTACCTTTGGTGCTGCTGATACTCCTAATGCCACCCCCAACTACCAGACTGAAGTCACCTTTGACTCCTCTGATGCTTACAAGGTGGATACACGGATTGCTGGTAGATACCTGTCCTACAAGTTGACTACAGCCACACTCAAGGACTTTGCATTTAGTGGAATGGACGTTGAAGTTGTAGTCACAGGTCGGAGGTAACTTATGTCACTATCTGACAAGATCAACATGCTGGTGTCTACTTACACGAGACGCCAAGCACCCAGCCTCAACCCTGACTTCCTACCCAACTATTTGCAGGAAGAACTCAGAGAGATAGAGGCCTCTATAAGGTCTCTCAGTGATGCAAGTGTGCAAGTGGCAGACAGAGCCCCAGAGAGCCCCCGTAAGGGCATGGTTCGCTATGCTGTGTCCCCTTGGAACCCTCTAGGTAATGGGACTCAAGGACTGGTTGTCTACAACGGCACCGCGTGGGCGGCAGTTTAACACTTATATAAAGAACAAAAGGAATATCATATGTGGGGCGCAATAATCGGCGGTGCCATGGGCCTTATGGGCGCAAACAAGCAAGCCAAGTCACAAGACGCAGCAACAGCAGCCCAAATGGCTGGCTTCAACCAATACAAACCATATGTGGACGCTAACCTATCTGGCGCACAAGCTGCACTAGGCGGTGTACTAGAGACTGGTGCCTACGGTGGTCAAACCTTAGCCGCACCAAACGACTTCCAGACTGGTACTGCCACCAACATGGGCAACATCGGCTCTAACCTCCAGAACTCTGGTTACGGCATGATGAACAATACGTCTGGCTTTGGAAACAATGCCAACTCCTTGTTCAATCAGTACCAAGGCATGGCAGAGGCAGCACAGGCTGATCGGCTTTCTACAGCCATGGACTACGCTAGTGCCAATGCAAACCCATTGGTTGACGCTGCGATGCGTGATGACCGCCGCAACCTACAAGAGAACACTCTGACAGGCATCGACCTTGCAGCAAGTAACTCAGGCAACATGAACTCCAGTCGTGCTGGCGTAGCTGAAGCAGTAGCCAACCGCGCCTTCGATGACCGCCGTGCTGATGTCGCCTTAGACGTACAAGACAGGCTAATTGACCGCAGCCTTGCCCAACAGGCACAGCAGTTCTCTGATCGTGGTAATGCGTTGCAGGGTGCAGGCATGGCCAACGAAGGCATACAGAACGCTTACACCCAAGGTCTCAATACACTGGGGCAGGGTGCCAACTTCGGTATGAACGCAGGCAACTCTCTACAAGGCTATGACCAAGCGGCACTCAATGATGCACAGACTAACTTCGAGCGCCAGCGTGACTTTGAGATGCAGCAGCGCCAAGGCTTTCAGTCTGGTATTCTAGGCAAGGCACCAGCCAGCGTGGGTAACATTGCTGCAAACAAGGTTGATCCATTCCAAGCTGCCATGGGCGGTGCGATGGGTGGCTTTGGGTTCCAGCAGCAGTATTTCCCACAGCAGCAAGCTAACACGACTTGGGCCTCAAATGCAGTAGGCAATGTAGGCAACAATCCACTAGGCCTTAGCCGCCCTAGCTTTAGCTTTTAGGAGGTAGATAATGGACCCTCTAATTCCCCCCGGCATCCAAAAGGCAGCAGATGCAGCTGGTCTTTCATGGAACGAGTATATGAATACGTTGAGCCCCCAAGACAGGGCAGACGCAGACCGTGAGATTGTTTTTTATGACGAGATGCGCAGGAAGCAGCTTGCCGCAGGCAATCGCAGAGACTTTATGGGAAGAACTCTATCTGGCCCTCTGCCAGAGGTATCCAATCCCGTTTTAAATGCTTCTACACCGCAAGACCCTCTACTTACACACCCTACTTTTATCAACATAGCAAAAAGCCAAAACAAAACTCCGCAAGAGTATTTAGATGGCCTAAGCCCAGTTATGTTAGAAAATAGTAGAAAGATACTTCTTGGTGTTGAGCCTGAAGCACAGACACAGACAGCCGCGCAACCACCAGTTCTTCAAGCAAGTACAGGCTCAGAAGCCGGTGTTGGCGAAGAACCCGGTGTACTCATGCGCAATGAGCAAAACATTCTCCAAGACAACATTGGTGAGCGCCAGTTGCTAGAGGAACGTATTGCTCGTCATTCAGCATCTATAGACACTGAAGAAGACGTTGCGATACTTCAGCAGATGCAGAAGAAACTGGTTGACTTAGGTGGCCCTGTCGAGAGCAAACTAAGCACATCTCAGTATGATGCAGCAGCTCAGGCATACTTAGGACAACTGCGTGGCCAGAGAGAACAGGCAGCAGCAGTTGCTCCAGATGTAAGGGCAGCAGAGGCTGAGATTGCAAGCACCACAGGACTACTATCTTCTGGTACATTGCCACCTGAGATGATGGCTAGTTTGCAGGCTCGTAAAGAAGCGGCAGAGGCAGCACTTGTCTCTGGCAACGCAGCCCGTGATGCTCGTGTTGCTGATGTAGCTGGCCGCACACTTTCGGTAGATAACCCAGTAAACGGTACTGTCGCTAGTAGCTATGGTCCTGTACTCCAGCCTAACCCTAATGAACAGCCGGGTGCAGACCCTGCGATGTACACTCCTGTACCCGCACTGACACCTAACCCGTCTGCTGTTGGTTCAGCTGATCCGTACGCACCTCCATACGCTCCTAGTGCAGGTGGTGTACTGCCTACAGCTAACAATGAGCCAATTCCTATGGGACAGGCTCCTGTAGACTTTGCAACTCTGGAAGCTCAGAACTCTACGAGCCCAGTCCTCATCAACACAACCACTCCAGCCCCTACCACTACCACTGCAAATACAGCAGCTCAGTCACCAGCATTAAGTACAACATCAAGTACAACTGCCACTCGTACCCCAGCCCTATCAAGAGGCGCAGGTAACATGACAGCAAATGCCCGTGGTTCCAACTTCGCATTCGATAGGACACCAAGAGGTGAAGCCCTAATGCGCATCGGTGGCGCTATGTACTCTGGTGCTCTTCAAGGTGATGGTCTTGGTGCCGCTACTCGTGAGTATGGTTCCATACAAGATGCAGATCGCGATAGAGCTGTAAAAGAGGCTGAGTTTTTGGAAGCGCAAAGAGTTGCTAACGCACGGCAAGCTGGGATTAACGCCCGTGCGGCTGCAAAAGGTGGCAGGGGTATGCCCAGCGCACAGGCACTAATGTACGGTCAGGCCGCGTTGAGTGCTATTGAGAGAACTGAAGCGCTTGTGGCGGCAGAAAAAGACTGGGCTCCTTGGGATAACACCACTGGCATCTTCGGCAACCTGCTAAAGAACTTTCCAGCAACAGCAGCTAATGACGTTATGGCGAACATTAAGACGATTGAAGCTGCTGTGGGTTTTGACAGGCTTCAAGCTATGCGTGACGCATCCCCGACAGGCGGTGCTTTAGGGCAGGTCTCAAATATTGAATTGGACTTACTGAAGTCATCTCTAGCAAACTTGAACCAGTCCCAGTCTAAAGGTGCGTTCTTGACTAACTTGGCCCAAGTTAAACAGGTCTACAACGATATTGTTAATGGCCCTGCTGGCGGCGGTGGCGCTGGATCATCCAATATGTCTGCTGCTGACGCCATTGTTGGCATTTAAGACTAACACGAGGAAGAACTATGGCTGAAGTCAATAGGATCGAGAAGTACGCCGAATGGCTCGTACAGAACAAAGACAAGCAGGGTACACCTGAGTTTGCTACTGTTGCCGAAGCGTACAAAACTATGCGTTCTGAGGCTTCAGCACCCACTTCACCTACACAAGCCGAAGCCCCAGCACAGGACACTAACGGCCCCATGCAGGGCTTTGGTGCTGCCTTCCGCTCTGGCATCGACCAGCCACTGGAAAACATGGCAGAGACAGCAGCGGCTGTTGGTGCAACTGGTACAGCAGAAACTCTCAGTAATCTTACGTCTGCACCTGAGAACTACGAGTCAGCATCTGCCAAGTTTATCGAAGGCGACGAAGATGGCTCTTTTGCCTACAGATACCTCCCGAAGGCTGCTGTTGAGCAAATTGGTCAGTATGCTGGCTCTCTTATCACACGAGCAGGCGGTGCTGCTGTTGGTACAGCTGTTGCTGGCCCAGCGGGTGGCGCTGTTGGTGCATTCGCTGGTCCGTTTGCCTTCGAGGCAGTCCAGCTCCTTGGCCCTATTGCCAATGAACGCGCACGGAACAACGGACGCGACAAGCCAAACAAAGATGACTTTATAGCTGCTGCACAAACGGCAGCGGCATCTGGTGCCCTAAACGCACTGATCCCCGGTAAAGGTGGTATCGTTAAGAGAACTGCCGCTGAGACTGCTACAGAAGGCGCACAGAGTGTCGTAGAACAGACAGGTTCAACAGCAGGTACTGATGTAGGTCTACAGATTGACCCACGCCAAGCAGCTGGTGAGGCCATCTTGGGTGGTACAGCCGCTGGTGGTGTAAATGTTGCACTTACCACAGTGAATACTGCTGGCGACAAAGTGTTTAAGCCTAAAGAAGACCTAGACCCTGAGACATCCCAAGCTGCATCTGATGTGTCTGCATTGTTGCAGCGTGTTGCTGATGATAACGGCTACAACCTCAAGGATATCGACTCCAGCTCCAAGAAAGGTGCCGACCAAGCACTTGCAGGCGCTCGTTCAGAGCTAGTTGAGCAAGTAAAAGGTGCCGTAAAGGAACTGAAGAGGAAGGGCCAATACGAAGCTCTAAGCTCTAATGATCAGGCCGTATTTGATAGCGCCGTATCTCAGTCTAACGGCAAGGTATCTGCCACAGTCACCAAAAAGAACTTTGACTTCATGCAAGATCGGTTTGGCAACACAAACGAAGGTCAAGTATTGCTCAATGCCTTTCGTCGCTCCAACGTACTGACTGAAGTCTACGCTGGTGGACTAAAAGGCGGTGTGTCTAAGTTCACCGATATGTTTAACCCGCTGCCTTCTATTGGTAGAGCCTATAATCCAGCTGGTATGGTAGCAGGCAACATCAACACTGGTGCAGCCCTAGCAACTGGTGGTGGCTCGTTAGCAGCACAGATACCTCTCGTAGTTGGTGGTCGTGCTATAGATGCAGTCACTGGACGCAGGTCCAAGGTTAATCGTTTCGTCAAGAAGAACCGTAAAGGCGATGGTCTTGCTGATCCCACAGCTCCAGAGTCTCGTAATCTCACGCAAGAAACTAAAGATCGTAGAGCTGCGCAATTAGCAATTGATGCTCAAGACAGATTGGACAGGAGAAACGCGGCAGATGCTAGACGCGATGCAAAAGACGCAAATCGTGCGGCAAAAGAGCGTGTAAAAGATGCTGAGAGAGCTGCAAAGGCACGGCAGCAAGCTGATGATGACCTCCGCAAGTTCGAAGAGGGCCAAAAGCAAGACTTCTTCAATGAGGAAGAGGCCAAGCGGAATGCACAGCAGTATGTCAATGGTGAGCGCCCACTTCCTAAGTCTCCTCGTGGCATAGTCCACTCTGCAATCTTTGAGACTTACGGTTCGCAACGGCGATCAGTAGCTGAACTTGATGCTGACATTATGAAGGCACTCGATGAAGTTCTGGCTGCACCATCCACCACTGTTGAGCGTAAGAGAGCTATCGTTGCCTATAAACAGTCACTCACGAGTGGTAAAAGTGTTTTAGACGGTAGTCCTCTCAACGATGTTACCTCTCTCATCCGGTCAAAATCTCTTAACTTTGAGTCAAAACCAAAGAAGAAGGTAACAAAACTGTCTGCTGCGAAAGAGGCGGGTAAGATTGCCAACCAAGAGGCCCTTGCTGACCTCAAAAAAGCGATGGACAGTGATACATCAATAAGAGCTGAAGATAGGGGTGTCCTAGACAAAGCATTTAATGAACTATCTGGCCCATTGGGTAAGAAGCCAATGAAGACGGTCAATAGGATAGCAAAAGAGGCTAACCGCGATCTGATGAACACCAGCCTCTTCGATAAGTACCTAAAGCCTTACATTGATCGAGTGAAGGAACAGCAAGAAGACTACCAGAAAACGGTAGGCTTTGACCTCTCTGGTACTGAGTAACTCAAGGAAGCAAATCGTGAATAAGACAGCATTTGACTTGGTGCCCTTCTTACAGGGCATCGAAGCTATAAAGGCGTCTAGCCTCAGTAGTTCTGACAAAGACAAGGTACTCGCAGAGATGGCAGCGGCACTTCCTGCCCCTGTGTTCTGCAAGTCCTGCCCAACGACCCTCAAGATAATTGGAACATTAGTAGGAGTAGCAGATGCCAGTGCCCAAAGTACCAAGAAAAAAGGCACCGAAGAAAGAGTTGACCCACCCAAACAGGGCGACACCAAAAGCGAACAACTACTTCACAAACCTAATGAAAACCGAAGAGGGAAGGGCGCTAAGAAAGCAGTGGTCAACAAAAAAGCGTAAGAACGCAGGAAGGCCGCAGGGAACACCTGATGGCTACACCCTCGAAATGATCACGCCGATCAGGAAACAGGCAAAAGCAGATGCTGAAAGGATCGTAGCTATCATGGCCAAAGAAAATGACATTGATGACGTGTATGCCATTGAGGCACTCAAGGCAGCAGTCGAAATCATGCGTGAACCGGGGCAAAACCGGGACCGCCTAACAGCAGCACGAATGGTCTTGGACTTCACCAAGACTAAGCCTGCCGCAAAGAGCGAAGTCACTATCGGTAAAGCCGAGGCATTCTTGGAGTCGCTCTTAGTAGTCACTCCAGAGGATGAGCAAGCCGAAGATGGACAAGAGACTTAAAGTAGTACGCCGCAAACTATACGATGACTTTGACTTTTACAGTAAGTCAGCCCTCAAGATCAGAACCAAGGACGGTGACATCAAGTCACTCAACTTGAAGCCGGCCCAGCGCATTCTCCAGAAGGCCGTAGAGGACCAGATGGAGACTGAAGGCAAGGTTCGCATCATTATCTTGAAGGCCCGACAGCAGGGTCTATCGACCTATGTAGGCGGCTATCTGTACTTTAACGTGTCCCAACGTAAAGCCTGCAAGGCTATGGTTGTCACACACCACTCCGACAGTACCCGTGCCCTCTTCGACATGACCAAGAGATACCACGAGAACTGCCCTGAG